ACGCAGGTAATAACTGGCCGCGTCAGGAGACAATGAAGGATATGGCGGAACATAGATCACAGCCAATGACATAGCAGCTGGGTCTTCATTTGGTATTGATGGTGATTCCTCAGCGGCGCCAGTTATGATATTGACCGCACCAGTTGGTCGTAATGTTACTCTGTCAATGCGAGGCAAATAAGTTTGTACATCCGCTTGGAAGTTTTGATCTGGTGTTGGGAAATAAACACCATCACTGTCGACATCAAAAGATGTGCCTGAAGATGGATTAGTTGGTGCCGCAGCAGCAGTTCCTGTAGCGCTTGGAGTGGCAGTCTTAGCTCGAATTGGTCTAAAGTCTACGCTATTTCGCAGATCTAAAGTTTCCCCAGATGATGTTGTATACTTGGGAATTTCCGCAGTGCTGATTGCGGTATTAGATGCTGGATTAGCGTCATCAACAGGATACGAATCGACGCTCAAGAAACCGATTCCGTTAGAACGGTCTCTGTCGAAATAGTTGAACTTGACCAACAACCCTTTGTCTGTGGTGTCTAAAGTACTCGTCGGCCTTTTAATGAGACGAGCAGTATCGTAAAAAGAATCGCGCTGGCCAGTGTCAAGATAAAATTCTTTAGTGACGTCAACATCCGATGTAGAAACAGAAGTATTGGAGCCAGCATAAACAGCAATCAAGTTAAATGCGTCAGAAACACCAAGAGGCCATGGACCAGTAGAACTAGCCGTGTGGCTACCAGTATCAATGTGTACATATTTATTTTTGTTTACAGTTTTTCCAGCTTGAGTAGCTGAACTTCTCAACACATCAAAATACACTGAAGCAGCGAAAGTTGAAGATAAATTGGCGGTTTCCAAATCAATTGTGTGCGCAGAGCCAGTAGAAGTAAACGTACCATTCGCCTGCGTATCAAAAATATGACCGTTTGGATAGACTTTGCTGTGAGCACCAAGGGCATAACTTTGACTTGTAGAAACTGTCAAAGCTGTATCGCTAGTTATGTTTGTGATTCTTTGCTTTGGATTCGCAGCCAACTTGATGAAGTCGCCAATTCTATATTGCGATAGGAAGGCTGATCCACTACCGGTGATCGCGGTTCCAGACTGAGAAGCTTGTCCAGTCATAGGAGAAGTTTCGACTTCACTTTTAGAGACAATAATAATATTGCGCTCGTCAACTGACGATAGTGGAGAACCAATATCATTGTTGTTTTCAGTGCCGCCAGTATGCGCAGTATTCGCAGAAACAGTAGATGTTCCGCTGGTGCTGAAAGTTACTGTCTTTTCAGTTCTGAACACATATTGAGTTTGTGTATTATCAGTAGCATCAGCAAGTTTTCTTACGCCAGAACTTTGAATTGGAAACACCAATTTGTTCAAAGAAGAATCTTGTAGTTTCGCGCTGCCGCTAGATTCCAAAACAATATCGCCAAAGGAATCTGGACCAGAAACATTATTAATGGACAAGGCGCGAGCGTCAGAAAAACTGGTGCCAGAATTCATTTTAATGTCGAAAAGATAAATTCGGAATTTTCCGGTTGGTGTGCCAGATGTTCCTTCGTGATGCTGAAAGCCGCGAACTCTAGCTGTGCCAATCTTAGTTCCAGTAACAGTAGCATCGCCGACAGTATTGTTTGTAATTACTTGTTGCGCAGTATCGTAGATATCTACTTCGCGCAAACCTTGGAAGTCCCATGTACCAGCAACTTCATCACAGATAGCATAATTTCCAAAGGCTTGTCCGATGACAACGTTTTCTTTAACGTTGTAGGTTGTGGCCTTGTCGATATCAGCGCGATACAAATCAGTGAGTTCAGTTCTATATCCCTTAATGTAACCGACAGATGGTTCGACTTCGACTACGAGCTTGTTCAGATCTCCGCCTTCAGAAACTGAGTACACGCCATCGTTCACTTCATTTCTCAAATGTTCTTCGACATTAACCTTAAACGGAGAAAGAGCATAATCTCCAGACTCTTCGCGCGTCCGACGAGCCATCTCATCTGCGAGTTCGCCATAACTGGTGTCGTTGTAATTCCGAATCACGCGGCCAGTTTGAATATCGGCCAAAGGCATAAAGCCGACAGTGTTTGCGTCGATCAGAGAACGAGTTCTGATTGTTGTTGAAAGTTTAAGTCGAGAAGCGCCAGGAGCAGAAAAGTTTGTTGCGCCAGAAGCGTTATCAAGCAGAGATGAATCTTGGTTCGAATCGATGATTGATTCGGCTGTCTCAAAACCAACACGAACAGAAGGGTTGACGGAATACTTGCTGACAACACCAGTTTGTTGTGGAGACCTGACGAAATGCCCTTTATGGTAAACTGTTCCGTCTGTTACCGAAGCGCCGATGCCCGTGCCAGTAGCAGTGTAAGCATTAGCGGCGGCAGAACCAATAGTATTAGCAGCAACAAGAAATTGATTATTCGATGAGTTGCGGAAGATCAGGGTCTCGCCATCTTTGAACGATTTGGTAGAATTATTGGCGCCGGAGTTTGTATACGAAACGAATACACTCAAATAATCCGGAGCATTACCCTCAGAACCTTCAGTGGCAGCCAGCAGGCGAGCCGTCATACCAGTTGTTTCACCAGTTATAGTGCTGTTCGCAATTAAAGCATTATTATAGAAATCGTTAAGCAGAAGAACCCTGTTGTTCGCGTCTTTATCGCGGAGCTTAACATATTGCCACTGTTGAAGTTCTAGATCGCAACCATTTAATACAGTTCCGTCAGTGAGAACTTCAGTGCCAAGGCGCTCAACTTGGTTCTGCAGAATAGTTTGTAGCTGCGTAAGTTCGCGAGCCTGTACAGCATATCCTGGTCTGAATAATACTCGATGAAAGTTCTTATCTTCATTGAAGTCGTCGAAAAAAGGACTTTGATTGAGGTTTGTTTCGATTGTCATTTATAATACCTTTAAAAATCTAAAATGATTTTAATATCTTCTATTTGTTCTGGAGTTCTATCTACAGCTCTAATATTCTCAGTATATAGTATTTCACCAGAGAAAGTATTTGCTTCTGGCCCTTTGATCGCCTCAATAGTTGCGACAGGCGTTTCGCTGGTACTGTTCAAAATGATATCGTCTTTAGTGAACGCGACATGATTGCTGTAACTTTGTACACTATTTAGGTACATATTATAGAAGGATGAATCACTATTCGTCTCATCTTCACGAATATACACGATATTAGCGTTAGCTCCTTGTACAGCATTCTTCAAGGATTCTGTTTTTCTCTGCACAGAGCCAAGAGTAGTTACGAATTCCAACGTACCAAGTTCCGCAGCTAAACGATTTCTTTCGTTGGTGATGATGTCATCAGAGCTAAGAGGATTGATTGGAACTGCTCCGTCCATACTTGTGTATGATATAGTCGCTCTTGTTGTCAGTCTTAATGTTGTAGGACTATTTGAAGTATTAGCAATAGATTCAACATCCACGTGAACGTTGTTGGAATTAACCTTCAACACAGGATCCTTCAGAATGGTCAGAGTTCTGAATTCAGTATTTGACGGAATATAACCAGCGCCAGTATTAGAAAGACCTTCACTACCATTAAACTGCACATTCAGCAAAATTTTATCAGCGGCAAGTTCGCGAACAGGGTTTGATCCGTGACCGCCAACTGGAGAGATTATCGCATTAGCAGTGGCGCCTGCGCCGTGAATGCCGTTAGCGGAAATAATAGCTTTTGCGCGAGTGTATTGCGAACCAACACTAATAACAGCAACATTAGAAATTGCACCAGTAGCAGTATCAACGCGGCTGTACGCTTGAGCATTTGAGCCGTCCCCAATAATGGTTACTGTCGGCGAGATAATAATTCTCGAATCAGTATTTGGCGTGGTAGTAAATGCTGCATTAACAGTCAATGTTTTAGTCGCACCAGACCATTGAACGATTCTGCGCAATTGGCCGACACCAGTTCCAGAAGAAACATAAACACTTGAACCGTTGTAAAAACCTTGAATCGGAGAAGCGCCACCATCACCAGCAGCAGAAACCTTAAGAGTGTATCTCCCACCAACTTCCACAACAGCATTAGCGACCTGATGGTATCCAGAGCCAAGGTTTACAGTTTCAATAATTTCAATCGCGCCATTCACAGCAGCGTTCTGTACCGCTTGTTGGCGTGTCTGCTCTGGAGAAGCATCTGGTGTCACAATATTTTTAACGGGCATATGTACTGAAGTTAAGAATTTATCAGCCTCGCCCAAAGAAATTGTATACAGGTACTTCCATGTATACCCATCAGAAGTTGTGAATGGGAGCGTAGAAAATCCTGTGGGCTTTACAGTAGAAACGCCGCCTTTATTATTATAAAGGCATTTATAGACATTGTATTGATCAGTCAAAACGTAGTATGCTCGCTCATACATATCAATATCAGTATCGCGATACATAGAATACACCGTACCTGACGACCAATCATACCTCGGAACAACATGCGACACGCTGCCGGTGTCAATCTTCTTCGCGCCAATGAACCTTCTGTGTTGTTCGTATTGGAGGTTCTGTTCGTTATCAACAACAAATTCTGGTTCTGGCTCAGCCACCCAATCAACAGTATTTCCAAGCGCAGCATAAAGTATGACGGAATTCTTGAATGTAGAACCATCACTCGCATTCAACGCCTTGACAAACGCCTGCGCATTATTAATAGATAAGTCTTTTGTTGCGTATCTGTATAGCATTAGGAGATTGATCCTGTTGTGTAATAAACATTTGCTGCAGCTATTCCGGTAGCAGCCCACTGTATTTTAGTGTTAGCGAGGGTATCGCTTGATACTATATTTAGCGGAATTCTATAGTACTGTTTCGGTGAAACCTCAATAATTATTGTTCCATTATTTGCGTAGTTGCTGAGGAAGGTTGTTCCAGAGCCAACTATATTGAAACTGGTGTTACTCAAAGATACAGTACCAGATCCTGCGGCTCTAGTGCTATTGTTTGCTGTAGAAACAACATCAACCGAAACATTAGAATGCGACTGATATTTGCCGAATAATTTTTGTCCAGCTGGATGTACCAACTTCAGGGCAATTTCTTTGTATCGGTTCAATGCCAGAGGGGCAATAACCTGATAAGAAAATTCCTGATAGAAATTACTATCTTGAATATATCCGCGCTTAGAAGAAACATGGCTTCTTGATGAAGAATAATACCCTTCAGAATTAGCCACATTATTCAAGGTAAGTTTAACAACAGCTTGCGTGGCGTCTGGATGCTCAGATTCTTGTACACGAACAATTTCATTTTGCGAATATGAATACCCAGAATCAATTACACGAAGAGAAGTGATAGTTCCGTTAGCGCCGACGCTAGGAGTAATCTTCGCATTGTTTCCGACGATGCCTTCATCAACAATCTTTACAATTTTTGCGCTACCGACACTAGATGTTGTTCTTGTGTCAGTTTCTCCTGGAATGGTTGATGTTTCATACTTTCTTATTGTCACTGTAGTGTTGTTCGCGAAGAATATATTTCCTGGAGATCTCTGTAAGAAAGGCTGCCAAACACGAACAGTTGTTTGATATGTTCCGTTAGCCAAAACAATACTTTGTGGGATGAGGTTTGGTCCAGCGCCAGCTTTAATATCGCCGCTAGCACCTGTAGATAATTGGAACAAGCCATCATTTGTATCAAGTCCGCTGACTTGGCTGTTAGCTGTTCCCCAATTAACATCATCTGATTCTAATGTTATGTACTGTTCGCCAATTCCAAGTTGCGCAATATTCGGCTCGATAACACGAACAGTCGGAGCAACACTATAACCATCACCACCAACTTTATTCGACAAGTTTTCAATTGTACCGAATGTGGTAGTCTTGAACAGTAAAGAATCGCTCAATAATGTGTGGCGGTTTTCGTAAACAGTATTAGATGAAGTGTACGCAACATTGGCGATAACTGTCGAAGAACCGACTTTTCGTACGCCGTCCAACTCGATGAATTGCGACATTGGTCCAGTATCAAACTGGTTTGATGTGTTCGCAGTATTATTAGCGGTTACTCTATATGTGGTAAGGTCGCGCCATTCTCCACCCTTGCCATATGCTTCAGAAGAAAGCGCTGGGTTAAAAGATTCAGAAACAACAAGGTTCAGATTATCAGCAACACTTACAACTCGACGACTAGATTGGCCACCAGCCTTTATGACATCTCCTATCACGAAGTCTGTCAAGAAAGTGGTACCAACCCCAGTGACTGTGTTAGCAGAAGAACTAACTGTTCCGGAAAGAATAGTATTTGCTGTTGGGTTATGTTCATAACCATAAGGAATATCTGCAACAATCTTTTTCACCACAGCAAATGTATGTGTCACCTCATTGGTTTTCAAAACATCTGCTGTATTTGCGAACGATGCGAACTGGCTCACAGAAACCAACTCATCTCCTTCGTTGATCACAACAGATGTAGGCCGACCAAGTTGTAAAACGTGGCCGCCAACTGTATTGCTCTGGAACGATGTGACTGATCCGACGGAAGCGCCAGCTGACGATCCAATTTTAATAGTTTCGGTCGGTAAAAAATTACGATATGTGTCTACACGATACCAAGAATTTCCAGCGGTGGCATCAACAAGTTCAGTTACAACAGCGTTAGCAAAAGAAGTTGCACCGTACAATGAGTCGCCGAGGCTGATTTGTGCGCTGTTAGCTATCTGTATTGCTGCGTTTGTATTATCTCTGTAGTCTTCATTTCCGACAACTTCATTATATTCAGGGAACCCGAAACTTGATGCGCCAATAATCGTATTGGCAAACGTATTCATAATTCCAACGCTAGAATCGTCATAGGTAACAAAAGCGCCAGAGCTCCCGTAGATATTGTTGGCACCAATTAAATTTGTATTGATAGATATGGCGAAAGTATCGCCAATATCTGTTTGTTCTAATGTGAAGCTGGCTGGGGATTGGCCGTCACCACCTTCAATAAAGATTAACGATTCGCCTTGATCTTCGCCGCCAATAGAAGATGTGTACCCTGAACCACCATCCGTAATAGAGAAAGTGATTGATCCGCCGAGGTCGACCGTATCAGTTACAACAACCTTACCGAAATCGCCAACACCATTAGACAAAAGTTCAACAACATCGCCTTTATTATATTCTCCACCTGGCGACACAATTTCCAATCTGGCAATGCCTGCCTCGACCACAGGGGAGTGTCCAGTTCCATTCGGCGCTTCGCCCAAAATGCGAACAGGCTCCAAGTGATTGAACGAACCTTTCACCTTGGATACGATTATTTGCATCACGTCTCTGTTGCGAATTACACGCCCGACAACATCCTCAACAAGAGCCTCGGCACGAGATTCCTGACCTTGAATTGTTCTGCCAATAAATTTATAGTTGTTTATGTCATATGATGTGACAAGATATCTATCGAGGTTCCAATCACCATCAGATACCTTGAGCATTTGATCAGCAGGATAATAAACTTCTACAGATTCATTATACAGAGTTCTGAACAGCAACTTATAAGAAGAAAGCGAACCACGTGTTACATTATAGTACTTAACATATTTGGCCAAAAGTTTCTTATCGGCTACAACAGAATGAGGGACAGAAGGCAATAATGTATTTTGGAAGTATGTAATATACTCGTCAAGTGTTGTATTGATGTCTCTGCTCGACTGAAGATTCTGGATAGCGTCAGTCAATTTACCGTTCTGTTCTAGATACTCGTAGTATGCCTCAATAAACGCAAGAAAGTTCTCGCCTTCTTCCTGATAGAAAGCTGGGAACTGATTCCTTACGAGCGCCGAAAGTTTTGATTTTACCATTAGGTCTGCTCGCCAACAACATTAATAACAGCGTCAGCAGACTCCAATATAAGGATTTGCTCTCGCACTGGTATGACATCTAAGTTTACTGGTGTGACGCTGACTTTTAGTTCCAGGTCAGAAAATGCTGATGGCAAAAAGTTTTCAACAGAAACAATTCCGGAATCATAATCGACCGAGCCAGCGGTCGGCACAATATCTATTCGTTCCTTTGTGTCACTGTACCTGAATATGCTCACAACACCAAGACCATTATCTCCGAGGAACGCAGAGAATCCATTGTATGTAAATTCAGTTGATGCTAATGTTCCTGGGCGAATAGGATTATTATAGCGCAAAGTAACTAACTCGGCAACATTTGTATTTGGCGTAATTCTCTTCTGAATTTTAATGATTGCGTCGTTGTTAAGTATAGATCCTTCAGATGTATCATCTAAAGATCTGACGAATCTAGAAAATCTGAGTTTATTGCCAAACCTGCCAAGGTTGTTGGTCGAGAAAGTTTCTACTGCTGTTCTAATATTACTCTCAACGGCAATATTATTCAAAGAAGATTTTGTAGTATCATAGTATGACGTTATTGTCGGAATGATGTATGTGTAATCTGCATCTATAACAATCGGATCAACAGCTAATGGTGTTCTGTCGGAAATTGAACTTTTGAGTGATTGTTTTCTGCTTTCGGTAGCAAACTTTTCCCCAAAGGGTTTAACAGCAATAAACACCTTACCGTACACAGCTGGTGTTGCCTGCTCGCCGCCATACGCAATAACAGACTGTAGGTCGGGGTTTTCGGAAAGAAGTATTCTTTCGTAATCGCTAGCAATAACTGCTCTGTTCTGCGTTTGATAATTTCTCGGCGCTTGAAACTTGATAGATTCTACTGTCTCTTGTGGCCTTCCACCAAGTGCGTTGGCGGCGACCGACGAGATAACTGCAGATGTATATGAAGTTCCAATATTTAAACTGTCGACACTAAAAGTGTCAGCGCCATTAGTCGCTTCTCCGCTGTTCACAAGATAGTCTACCTTGACAATATTACCAGCTTTCAAAGAACGGCCCAAAGAACCAGAACCAAAGATCACTTCATACTTTTCATCAGCCGCTTCTTCAACAAAATAAATTGGCGAAGTTGAGAATACTTGAACGATATTGGTTGCTCTTGTGAACTCAGTTGTCGTAGAGTCTGAAGCAGATTCTTGAACATTGACAGTAATGCTAGTTGTGTCAACGCCAGCGTTTGGGATAATATATCGAACAGGATTAGATGCGCTCACTGTCCAAGAATGCGATAATGGCTCGCCTTCCTTGATAACAACTGGAGAAGTAAATACACCAGGAGATGATGCCGCAATTTTTGTCGAATTTGGCGTTACGTATGTGTATGTCACATCATCAACAGTAGTTGTAAATTTTGAGTTCTTCGGAACTGTAACTTGGGTTACTGTATTAGCAACGCCAGTAATTGTCAGATTGACTTCAGCGGTTGCGCCGATTGAAGATACAGGAACATAGCCGAGCTCTTTTGCGCGAGAAACGACTGAATCCCTTTGTTGCGCGGTGTCCAAGAACATTTCGTTTCCGACCATGTTCAGATAATATGCATTGTAGTGCGTATTATACGCAAGAACATCAAGAAGAACAGCCATAGCTGACCCTTCAAAACTATAGTCCTTGAATTGATCTTGGCTGCTCAAATAGGTTTTTAGATTTGAACGGATCTCATCAAAATCTAATTCGGATACTTGTAAGTATGTGTTTGCTGACATTACCTGACTCTTTCTAGTATGACATCTAAGATGACTGGATCTGGATCGTTGATTATCATGAATGCTATTGATACGACAAGAGCATGATCATCTGGCTTTTCTTCAACCATCACCGCTATGACATCTGCCCGAGGTTCGTAGTTGGAAATTACCTCACGGATGGCGCGTTCCATTGCTTGTTTAGTGGCTGGTGTAAAAAGTTCAAAAAGATAGTAGCGAATACTGCAACCAATACCAGAATTAAATGGTCGCTCATAATAATCTGTCAAGATTAATGACTTGACTGCCTGGCGAACAGCTTCTCTATTAGTTTTGCGCGTTACAGCCTGCGTGACTGGATGGGCAAAAAAGCCCAAATCCAAATCACTATAGATTTCTTTCGTTTTAGTCTTGCCAGCCATAACTCTCTACTTTATGCGTTTTTAGAATCTTGAATCTCTTTGCGCCTATCTTTACACAGTTTGCTGATTTCAGCCAGAGCCTTTCTTGCTCTTGTGCCAGCAGCTGCGTTACCGCTTTCAAACTTTTGACTTTCGGTGTTATATGTTTCAAATAAATTTGTTAAACTGTCATGATTATTCATAAAAAAACCTTTACTTTTTCCAATAATATAGTATAATAAGAATGTCGCCCTTTAAGTATTAATATAAACGACCCAATTGATACTCTATTTATACGAGTTGATTAGAATGTTTCTACCGTAATTATATCACCATTAGAAGTAGGCTCAAGAAAAACAACAGTATTTCCAGTGGTCGCAGTATAATCAGTATTAGCAACCAACCGAATCCCATTCAAGTATGTAGCGGCACTTCCTACAGTGTAAGAAAGCGGAACACCAAATTGATCAGCGCCACTGAAGAGTGTATCATTATTTGTTGATGTGAATGTGAATGTTTGATAAGAACTACTTTCAGAAACACCAACAATACCTGCAGTGTTCAGGCGCATCTTTTCAACATTATTCAGTTTGAAAATTAATTCGCTTGATTCATTGACAATAACCCAGTCGCCAAACACAAGCTGACCTTCTAGTGTTCCTGGTGTTGTGTTGGAGGCAATTTCAATGCCACCAATTTTCATAGTGAATCCAGATTCGTCAAGAAACTTAGACATTCATAATCACCCTATTGCGGCTTGCTGGTAGTACCAGCGCCAAGTCCTGGAGTATCTTTGTGAGTATGACTCTTACCAGATATTCCTGAAGAGATGTGGTCCACAGAAGCAGTTGATGTTCCTGTGATATTAATATCTCCTGTCAAATTTATATCGCCAGTCCAGTTTGTAGTTGGCGTTTCTACTGTGGTAGTTCCAGAAACTGTCAAGTTAGTGTCACCATCAACATATATAGTCACATTACCTTTAACGTGAATTTTATCTTCACCAGCAACTACAGTATAATTGTCTTTGACAATGTGCGTTACTTTTGTACCGTCAGGGTAAACCTCATACATCGTCCCACTTTTGTGGAATTCTTTAATCCGTTCCGCGCTGGGGGTGTCATCGTATTCTTTATAGTGGCCTGACTCGGTAGACCTGACGTGGTTGTATGGATAAGTCGGCGCATATGGACTGTCAGGAGTTGCTATGGTCGAACTGAGTACTGGCGGCGCAGCTTGGGCGACACCGCGCGCACGATCATTAACATCAGACTGGTTTATGTATTTTGGATATACACCATTCGGATCGTTGAAGCCCAAAGTCGTTTCAGCTAGAGCAGATGGTGCGCCAGCTAATGTTCCTATGATCGCAGGTTCTTGCGCGCGATCGCCGTCAATAAAGAATCCAACAACCCATGTACCCTCAACCATTCCGGTTGGTGATGTACCAACTCCACTGATTGAAGCTGAATCGACACTGTTGATTGGTGTCGCCCAAGGTAATGCTTCTGTCGGAATCTGATCTTTATTATCGGTGTGATATCCGAATGTGCGAACGCGCACCCGCCCGAGTTGAGCAGGATCATTCCTATCTTCAACAACTCCAATAAACCAAGTGAAGTCATCTCTACCGATGTATTGTCTCATTAGTTACCCTGAGATGATGACTTATTTTTTGGAGCGGCCTTTACTTTTCTTCTTCGTATCTTTTTCAACGAGAACTTCATACTCATGAGTCGGTTCTTTGATTTCCTGGAGGAATACTGGCTTCTCTTGAACTGGCTCGGCTACTTCCGACAAAAACTTTTTGTGGGCTAAATCTCTATCTGATCCTGGCAATGGCATATTATATCTCCGGTATTGTTAAATCTTTGTGCCTGTATCTTTGGCACATTCTAGAATAGTTGTGAAAGAATCATTACCGTCAAGCATCTTATGCCGAAGTTTGGTAATTAGATACTTTCCACTCAGGTATTTATCTTCATCACCATCCTGGTCTTTTGTGGTTGCGGCAGATGGAATGCTCAAATATATTATGTCACCAGCATCCAACTCGCTATCGCCTGGGATTGTAACTTCGACTATTGTGTTGAATATGTGCGTTTCGTATGAATCGCTTTGCGCGATAACCTCACCATACTTCTTCGGGACAGGCGCTTCTTTGGCAAAAAATGGATCCGTGTCATGTCCAGTTCTTGTCGTCAACATCCTGACGAGAGGAATAGAATCTATCTTGCCTGGAATTTTATATGGTTGGAGTTTACTATACTTTGGCGCATAGGCGTCGTAGTCGAATATAACTTCGCGTTTGGATTTACGAAGAAGGTCTAGATGTATTGTCTTGGAGCGATACAATCCAGCCTGCATATTGTCGACGAGGTTACTTTGCTTGATAACATCAAACATAATTATTTTTGTTCTGTCAAAGTTTTCGTCTTGAGCGGTGTTCTTACCTTCGGCTACGTTTGACGGTAGGTATGTGAACGTTTCTTTAACATCTTGTTTGATGAGGTTGCTGAGGTTTTTGAAATTAAACCCAGAGCTATTCTCATAAAACATATAATATGGTATATGGTCTGGCGAATCCGATTCCTTTGCCAGAAAATCGATGGTGTCATCTACAGTTAAATTCGGTATAATGTATTTTTGTAATCCGATAGTTTCGTCAATATCTTTAGTTTTTATTTGACGAAACCCAGCTGTTTCTCTGTAGTTATAGTGTAAGGCTTTGATATTTTCGTTGTAAACATATTCGTCTACAATACTGCTTACCATTTTGGATATTATGTTTCCAGCCTTTCCGCCATAAGCTCTACAAATTTTATTTGACATGGCTGGGTATGCTTCGACACTAATTCCTGATAAGAAATATGCTTCGCTTCTTTCCTCAATTCTTTTCCTGTCGGTAAGCTCATACAAAGAAAAGAAGTGGTTCTTATACTTTAAAGACTCATCGTTCGATCTGTATGATACAATTAAAACTTCGCCGCCAGTAAATCCGCCTTGAATATTATTGTCTTTATCGCCTCTTAACGTATTGATCAATCCGACAGAATCATTCAACACAAGATCGCATTGAATGTAATGTTCAAATATACTTTGATACACGCTGAAGTCTACAACCAATGATTGTAGATCGATGATCTGCCCGCTCGCTGAAACTAGAGTGAACTTCCGAACATCAATATCCCCAGGGTTTCTGTATCCCGAGATCCCTTCTTCAGACATTAAACGCCATTCCTTAAGATATCTTCAACTTCATCGCGAACTTTACTCAAGTATCTTTTGTCGAGTAATTGGATTGCTCGCTTGGCTTCGTTCTTTTCAATTTCATAATCGTAACTTGTCACAGCAGCTTTTTGATAATTTGCTGCTGTAGAATTGTATGTAGACTCGTCAACAACCACAACACGTTCCGTGACAACAGTTCCATCATAAAGAACTACGGATGTGGCGGGAACCTTACTTCCGCTTTCAATACGCGACAAATATATTCTGTACTCTTCAATCTGCGACTGTGCCGCTGAAATACTGCCATACTTTCCGGTGATATATCTTTCAAAATCTACAGAAGAAAGGGGCCAATCAAAATGTACATCGCTAATATTGTTGAAGTGTAGAACAAGCCAAGCGTAATTCGCATTGCCATAATACTTTTCTGCTATGGTGTCCGGACGATCGCCTTCTTGAATGTCATAGTCGTAGTAAACTCCAGCGCGAGAAGATATTGATGTCGGGATTTTAAACCTACGCAGCAAATTCGTTAGCTGAATATTGTGTCCGCGGTTTGTAAGATCGTGCGTTGTTTTTGGAAAGTATGAAAAGTAATTCGACATTATGCTTTACCCTTCGGTTGTGCTGACTTTGGTGTGTAATATCCAGTGTCTAAATTTTCGCGAGTTATAATTTCAGTTTCCTGGAACGACATATTGATTTCAATCGAAACAGGCTGTCCAGTATCTTCAAAGAACAGCGGAAACCCTTCTCCGTTGTAATTCACGGTCAAAGACTTAAGAACACATGTTCCAATTTTGTAAAGGTTAGATGCGATGGCATCAGCAAAGGTGACTTCAAATTCATCCGGATATGTGAATCCCAATGTTC